CAGATTGGTCTACAGTTTGATGAATTCAAGTCACAAAATCCCTTTGCATATTATACTGCAGCCATTACCAATAGTTTTACCCGTATATTAAATCTTGAAAAGAAAAATCAAAATATTCGCGATGATATGTTAGAAATGAACGGACTTAACCCAAGTTGGACCCGACAGAACGCTGGTAAAAAGGATCCAAATTTTGGTGCAGTAGTGGTTGTAACCTCGGGCGAAGATATAGTACAATAACTAGATGACAAATCTATTTAAGAAGGTTGCAGTCTGCACTGACATCCATTGGGGCTTAAAAAGTAATAGTTTAGTCCATAATCACGATTGTGAAGCATTTATTGATTGGTTCATTGCCAAAGCCAAAGAAGAAGGGTGTGAAACTGGCATGTTCCTTGGTGACTGGCATAACCATCGTGCTAGTATCAATTTACAAACCTTACAGTTTAGTGTGCAGGCATTGGAAAAATTAGGTGCTGCCTTTGATCGCTTTTATTTTATTCCAGGCAACCACGATTTGTATTATCGTGATAAACGCGACATCCATGGTGCCGAATGGGCTAAACATCTGCCAAATATTCATATCTGTAATGATTGGGTCGAAGAAGGTAATGTTATTATTGCCCCATGGTTAGTAGGAGATGATCATAAAAGATTGCCAAAAATGAAGGCCAAATACATGTTTGGGCATTTTGAACTTCCGCATTTTAAAATGAATGCCATGGTCGAAATGCCGGATCATGGAGAATTTAAAGTTGACAGTTTTAATGGTATTGAGTCTGTTTTTTCTGGTCACTTCCATTTGCGTCAACAAAAAAAGAATGTTACCTATATTGGCAATTGTTTTCCACATAATTTTGCAGATGCTGGAGATGATCAGCGTGGCATGATGGTGCTGTCATGGGGCCAGGAACCAGAGTACCACTCGTGGCCTGGGCAACCACTATATCGTGTTATGAAATTGAGCGAGGCCATTGATCACGGTGCTGATGTGTTTAAGCCTAATATGCATGTTCGCGTAGAGCTTGATATTGATATTTCCTACGAAGAAGCCAATTTTATTAAAGAAACATTTATTAAAGATTATAATCTACGAGAAATGGCGCTTATACCAGTTAAAAGTACAGCCGTTGATATAGATTTGGCGCCTGGCGAGGTACACTTCGAAAGTGTAGATCAAATTGTTACAGATCAAATTACTAATATTGAAAGTGAATTTTACGATAACAAATTATTATTGCAAATTTATCAAAGTCTATGAGTTGGAGATCAATACAGTTAGGCAATAACTTGTGCGACCAAGATCAATTAATAATAAATTTGTTTCAAGGAAAGCCAGTTAACTATGTTGGTAATGATGCTGAGTTTGCACAACACCTAAATTGTAATCCTTTGTCTAATAACTTGATTTTAACAATTAACTGTGCCTATTGGGTATCTGATATTTTTAAAATTTGTCAAGAACAGTTAACCGATAAAATTGATTGTGTGTATTTGTCAGTTAATCGATATTGTTTACTAGGCAATGATACCAATTTAATTGTTAATAATATTGATGATTTGCTTGCTCAAATTATTAGGCAATACGGATTTGATATAATAAAAAAAAGCAATACTGAGAGAGATTTAGGACGATATTTTAATTTCGTCCAGCCGATAACGTGGGCGTATGGAAACAAAATTACAAACTAAAGTTACTTTAGAAAATCAAAAAGACTTTTATCAATCGCTGTATAGTATTGATAACCCGTTTGTTGATTTAAATGAAATACCTGCTGACCAATATTTGTTAGTAGATTGCCGTGGTCCAGAATATTGTAAAAAATATCCTAATTTAAATATTATAACTTTGGAAACAATGACCACAGCCAAGCAATTTGGGTTGTCAAGAGATCAATTTAACTATTTGATTGATAACCGAGTGTTTAACAAATTAAACTGGCCAAAAATATCTACTAAAAACTGTGTTATAATTTTTGATCACTCGATCTTATTTAAATATTTAACTGTGTCGGAAATTGTTAATGAGTTAGAAACTGTATCTGACCAATATTGCCCTAGTATAATTTTATTACGGAGTTCTTTGTTTTTTATTGACGACAACCGACTAACTGATCGATTTTACAATCTTGTCAATATACAGATTAAAAATTATGTAGTTGAAAAATTTTATTATGATACACCTACTACAGAATTAATGATACAATTTAAAATTAAAAATTTAAATGATAATCCCAATTGATTTTGTAGCTGGTACTCATGGTCATTTTTTAGAAGTGGTACTGAACACATTTTTTAATATCACTACACCAAATTTAGATCCATTTAACTCTTTTGGTGCAAGCCATAAAGTTAATCCTGAGTATTTAGATTCAAGAATGTTCGTGGCTCGGCACTGGTTTGAAGATTCGGTTAATAAATTATCGCAATTTGATCGAGCAATTTCTATACAGTTTGATCAGGATGATTTATTATTAGTTTCGTCGGTGAGTTTGTTAAGAGCTGGAGACCAAGGAATTGATAACAATGAATTAGAAATCGATACTTGCTCTAAACTTAATAATGAATTTTATCATGAGGTGTTAACAGAAATTTTAAATGCTTATCCAAATTTTGATAATAGCAATGGATCAATACCTCGAAACATTTTGAGAGAATTTTTTAAATTTGGATTTTTTGACCCTACCATCAACGGCTATTGGAAAAAACAACAACAGATGCAGTATACAATCCCGGTGTTTGTATTCAAGTTTAAAGCCTTTTATAACTATAATTTGTTTGTTAGTACCTTAAAAGAATTGCAAAATTTTATAGGACTACCTTTTAAATTTAATGAAGAGCTTGAAACACTACACAAAAAATTTCTAACTCTAATACCGTATGTTGGTCATCAAGAACAGTGTAATAATATTATATCAGCTGTACAGTCTGAAGAAAATCAAATTATTCCTCCATTGAGTATGTTACAAGAAAGTTATATTAATGGACAATTAGAAAATATTTACAAAAAAGAAATGCCTTTCCATAACCTAAAGTACTTTACATCCACAAAAGATGTGTTACAATATTTAAAAACCCAAGCACCCAATCTATGATAGCTATAAAAAATTTAACCGTTAAGAACTTTATGAGTGTAGGTAACTCTACTCAGGCCATTGACTTTGACCGTCGCGACTTAACATTAGTATTAGGTGAAAATTTAGACTTAGGTGGTGATGGCTCTCGCAACGGTACTGGTAAAACTACAATTATCAATGCTTTGAGCTATGCTCTATATGGTAGTGCTTTGAGTAATATCCGCAGAGATAACTTAGTCAACAAAACCAATGGCAAAAACATGCTGGTGTCATTAGATTTTAGCGTGGGTACGCAACAATATCGTATTGAGCGCGGCCGTAAACCTAATTTACTAAAATTTTATGTTGACAACAAAGAAACCGAAGCCGCAGATAATGCACAAGGCGACAGTCGCGAAACCCAAGATGATATTGAAAATATTTTAGGATTATCACATGAAATGTTTAAACATATCATGGCGTTAAATACCTACACCGAACCCTTTTTAAGTCTTAAGGCCAATGATCAACGTTCTATTATTGAACAATTATTGGGTATTACTATGCTTTCTGAACGTGCAGAAAAAATTAAAGAGCGTAATCGCACTACTAAAGAGGATATAATTCGAGAAGAGTTTCGTATTCGAGCTGTAGGTGATGCCAACAAGCGTATTGAAGAACAAATTGACTCGCTAAAGCGCAGACAAACTATGTGGGTAACTAAACATGAAGAAGAGAAAGAAAAACTTGAAACGGCACTAGAATTGTTACGCAAGATTGACATTGATGCAGAAATTAAAGCGCACAAGGATCATTCGGCTTGGGAACAAAAAAGAAAAGACATTAACGATTTTACAACCACAATTAGTCGCGGTAAACTTGATATGGGCCGCGAAGAAAAAACAATTGCAAAATTGGAGGCTGAGATTGAAACGCTTGAATTGCACACATGTCATACCTGCGGTCAAGCCTTTCACGACTCAAAGCACGAACTGGTCCTGGCAGGTAAACAGAAAGATTTGGCAGCAGCAAAAACAAACCGCGAGGAGTATTCCGTTGGCTTAGCAAGCCTAGAGGATGCCTACAAAGCCTTAGGGCCGTTAGGTAAACCGCCTAAGGTATTTTACGATAAAGAAGAAGATGCAATTCAGCATCGTGCTAATTTGGCTAACTTGCAAACGCAATTAGATGCAAAAACTGCCGAAATTGACCCATATAATGAACAAATTGTGGATATGCAAACCCAGGCCGTGGAAATTATCACCTACGACGCCTTGAACGAACTTACTCGTTTACAAGAACATCAAGAGTTTTTACTCAAATTACTTACAAATAAAGATTCATTTATACGTAAGAAAATTATTGAACAAAATTTATCATATCTTAATGTTAGGTTAACACACTATTTAGATCGTATTGGCTTGCCGCACACTGTTGTATTCCAAAATGATTTAACTGTTAGTATTGAGGAACTAGGCCGTGAATTAGATTTTGATAATTTAAGTCGAGGCGAGCGTAATAGATTAATTTTAAGTATGAGCTGGGCATTCCGTGATGTATTTGAATCATTATATCAACCTATTAATGTGTTGTTTATAGACGAAATGATTGATAGTGGGCTTGACACCCAAGGAGTTGAAGCTAGTTTAGCGTTGTTAAAACAAATGTCGCGAGAGCGACACAAAAGTATCTGGTTAGTAAGCCACAGAGATGAGCTTGCCGGACGGGTAGAAAATATACTTAAAGTAGTTAAAGAAAATGGATTTACTAGTTATAACACAGACGTCGAGGTTGCATGAGTTTAGCCACTTGGCACTTTCATATTGAGATCTCTAGTAAATGTACCTTGCGTTGTCCTAGATGCGCTAGGCAAGAAGTTCCAGATAGTTTAATAAACACTGAACTAGATTTAGAGTTTTTTAAACAAAACTTTACACCAGAATTTATATTAAAACACGTTGAAAAAATTTCATTTTGCGGTGATGACGGTGATCCTATCTACGCACATGATTTAATTCCAGTTATTCGTTATATCAAAAGTATTAAACCTGTTGAGTTTGTTATTGTTACCAATGGTAGTCATAAAAAACCAGAATGGTGGCAAGAGTTAGGTTCTGTACTAGATACCAATGATACCGTACACTTTAGCATTGACGGATGGGATGATGTTAGTAACAATTTATATCGTGTTAACAGTGATTTTAATTCCATACTTGGCGGCATTGCTAGTTTAAGATCAACATCTAAGTGCAAACTAGTCTGGGCTGCCATAGCATTTAAGTTCAACGAAGATCATATCAGTGCCATGGTAAACACAGCTAATTCCTGGGGTATGGATATTTTTCAGTTAACTAAATCAACTAAATTTGGATCATTTTATCCAAATTATCCCAAGGATGATCCATTGGAACCTAGTAAAAAATGGGTTAGTTCAAGTCATCGATTTGAGAGAGAACAAATTATTTTACGCAATCATACCAAGATAGAAAGTTTGTCAAATGTTATAGCTTTTCAAAATTCAAAAGAAATTAATGGTGTTCGGCCGTTGTGTAGTATAGGTAATAAAGGCCTATATATTGATGCTCGCGGCAGATTGTTTCCTTGTTGTTGGGTAGCTAACCGATATAATCATAATAGCGAGTGGCAAGAGTTGTCTAACCATTTTAATTTAAAAATACGAACGTTGTCTGATGCACTAACTGATAAATTTTGGACTGGAGAGTTTCAAAGTTTTAAATGGCAAGAGTGTCAGACTAAATGTGCGGCGGGTAAGGTAGATGAAAAATATGCAAGCGAGTGGTAATATCATAACTATAAGTCCATGGTATGGCTATACGAAAACAACCAAATTGATATATTACCCGAAGAGTGCGTTGGCTTTGTTTATTTGATTACAAATAACATAACTGACAGAAAATACATTGGAAAAAAATTAGCAAAATTTAGTAAAACAACATATCAAACAGTAAAACTTAAAAACGGCAATAAAAAACGCAAGAAAATTAGAGGCAAAATAGAATCAGACTGGCAAACATATTACGGCAGCAATATAGAACTTAATCAAGACATCAACCGCTTAGGCGCAGGCAACTTTACTCGCGAAATATTATACTACTGTAGGTCCAAGGCTGAATGTAGTTACATTGAAGCTCGCGAACAATTCCAAAGAAAAGTATTAGAAAGCAATGATTACTATAACGGGCAGATAGTATGCCGTATACATGGTAGTCATATTAAAAAATTAAACGACTCTGTTTGATCTAGGCAGCTAGATCCGCAAGGAGGAACGGTGAGATACCCGGTCCGGATAATCTTGTGTGTCAAAGGCAATTGCTAACTTAAGGCAACAAATGGTTTGGGCTCCGTTGAAAAAGGTACGACCCATGCTCGTAGGACTTGGATTTATTATCGGGTTACTAGGGTTCCGTTGATATGTGAAGCTAGAGTAAGGGGTACCGGTCAACCGCCTCTGCGTAGAAATACAATCTCTTTAT